GGAACATGGACCCAGCGATTCTGATCATCATAATTTCGCTGGTGGTATCGTCGCGAACCTTAATGTGGTTCTTAATGGCTCATTGCCTGGAAGGCAGGCCGATCTCCTCAAGTACTTCTTACACTGTAATAGTGATGAAGTGAGGGATGAGTGTCGTTTTCTAGTTCAAAACGGTACAAAGAAATTCTATATGACACGGAACCTTTTCCTACCCATTCAGATGGGAGGTATGGGAGTTGAATGCCCAGTTGGGTTTGACTTTCGTGTTACACAGAATGACCGTAAACTTGCAAGAGCTCTTGTTAGCAAGTCGAGCGCATTCCGCAGTTATTCGCTGCCTCTACCAGGTAAGGAAATATCCTGGTTGGAGAAGGAAGATAAGGCGCCATGGTCGAAGTACTGTAGCGATGATAACGACTTACTTAGATCGTTCCTTCGGGTCGATTATCGTTCCGAGCTTGTGCTCACGACTTCGTATTCCGAGAGGTTTGAACGTATCTCTGATAAGAAACTCGCCCTTTGGAGAGTCCTACGGCCCTGCTATTTCTGGTGGCCGAGCCAGGCCTTTGCGGCCTAGGAGGAGGGTGGATCCCCTCTCTCTTGTTGTTGGACCTGAGCAGGTCATTAAACTGCTCCTTGGCCCTCCAAGTCCATATTCCTTGGCTTTCTAACCAAGTTTGTAAATAATAATAATGGATAGGTCGGCCCTGGTTTGGGTCAACTCATGTAAACAGCCCAAAACGGTGCTGTAGCCCTTTGCTATGGCTTAATAGTTCCGTGCTAAATCTGATGTAGACTCTACATGTCAAGCTAAATGCCGACAGACTACACGGGGTGGCAGATTTGTGATGGCTCTCCACACTTCTGTTTGAGTTGATGTATAGTCGCTCCCTGTTCAGGAGGGATCCAATACAATGAACAACAACAACAACAAGAAACCAATGACAAAGGCTCAGAAGCCTAAGTCCGTCGCCGTTCCGAAGAACGGTAACAGTCAGATCCGCCAACAGCAGCCTACTCTTCGTCTGGCTCCTGCGGCGTTATCTGCGCAGCGTTCGACATCTCGACCGATCATTGACAACTCCAAGCGGAGCGATGGTCGTATCCGGGTCCGACACCGTGAGTATGTCCAGGACATCAACGGTTCTGTCGGCTACGCTGTCAGCCAGCTCAATGTTAACCCGGGACTCCCTTCGATGTTCCCTTGGTTATCTCAGCTTGCGCCGAACTATGAAAGCTATGTCTTCAACAAGCTTAAGTTCGAGTACCGGACTCTATCGTCGACAGCGACGGCCGGGAAAGTAGTCTATTCAGTGGACTATGATGCAGCTGACTCA